GATTCTAACACATTTACTGTTCTTTGACTTTGTGTTATATCAGATTCTACTACTACTACTTTTTGCATACCTGTGCCACCTACTGCTCTAGTAAATTGTTGATTTGCAAATTGAGGTAAATTCATAAGACCTCCATCTGCAAACTTGACACCACCACCTGCTTGATTTATAGCTGATAATTGGTCTCTATACATAGCTGTACTTCTTTTGTTTATTACAGCTTCTCCTCCTTCTAACTCTACTACTCTACCTCCAACTTGAAACTTTTCTCCACCTTGTGCGTGTGATTTACCCATAACCATACCACCATTTGCAAATTTTTGAACTACACCACCTAAACCAAATTCATCAACCACTCCTCCCTTTTCAAACATCTTAAGAATTTTTTTAATTAATATGATTGAAGCTGCAAAAGCTATAAGGTTTATAGGCCAAGGCAACATTTTACCACTACTTAAAGCAGCCTTTGTAGCATCTACACCTAAACTAGCACCTGTTACTGCAGTATCTGCTGTAGTAGTTGCTGTTGAAACAACTGTAGCAGCAGTTTCTTTCTTTTTAGCTCCTGCACTAAATAAAGTTGCTAAACCTAACTTTCCTTCTGCAATAGTCTGTAGATTAGTTTGTAAAGTTTGTATAGCTTGTATTGTATTAGCTATTTGATTAATTTTATTACCTGCTTCTTTTACTGCATTTAATTTTTCATTATCTCCTGCTAAAGAAACCATAGCGCTACCAACTCCTGATAAAGCATTCATTTGCTCATTTAACATTTCTTTTTGAGTTTTATTGACTTTTATGCTATTAGCCTGAATCATATTTTCTATGTCAATTAACTCTAAAGCGTTACCTGCATATAAATCTTTTCTTGCATTTAAATATTCTGCTTCAAGAATAAGCATTCTGTTGTTAAACTCTAGCTTACTCATTTGAGTTGTTGCTTGTTCGTTTTTTAAATCTAAAACCTTTTGGTCAAAGTCTTGTTTTAATAATCTTTCTTCTTCTTTTATTTTATTTTTTAATATTTGCAGGTCTAAATCATTTATTTGCTTTTCTAATGCTTCTATTTCGTTCCACTCTTTCGTAGTCAATTCTCTCTCCTTTCCTGCTTGGTCTTGAATTTCCTCTAACTGTGCATTTAAATACCATTTTTTATTTTCTAAAGACCTTTGATTAAATTCATGCTCTGTAATTTCTTTATTAAGCAACATTTTCTGTAACTCTATTTCTTCATCAGCATAATCACTTTGAAGAATAGACATAGTTTCTTCATTATTTAACTTTAGAAGTTTTAGTTTATTATCTAAAAATTGACTTTGCAAATCAACACCTCTTTTACCATTTTTTTGACTTTCTTTAAGAGTAGCATATTCTTGTCTATTGATACTCTGTTGTGCTTCTATTATTTTTATAGCAGCTTCTTCTGCACTTAATGTTCCTTTTAATTGCTGTTCCTTAATTTTATTTAACTCTTTATTAAGCATAGTAGCATAATCTGCAGCCTGTTGAAAATTACTACTACCTCCTTCATCTCCTAAATCAAGTCCTAGCAGTTTTTCTAAATCAACACCTTCTAAATTTTTGTTTAAAGTATCTCTTAAATTTTGTGCTTCTTTTAGTTCTTCTTTTAAAACAGCTACTTTGTCCATAGCAACACCAATAGCATTTCTTGCGTCTCCCTGCACTCCTGAATCAAAAGCATTCATTAAGTCATCAGCTAAAACTGCAAGTCCATATCCAAAGACATCAGTTCTGTTTTCATCTTTGAATTCTTTTATCATATCATTTAATTCATGAGCATCGTCTAATACCTCTAAAGCAGCCTCTAATTCTGATTTAATTTTTACTATGTTTATATCAACAGCTCCTAAAGCTTCTGTCGTCATCTTTACTCTAGCAATCTCTACTAATTCTTTTTTAAGGTCTTTATGTGCAGACTTCAAGTCATTTACATCAGTTGTTCCTGCTCTTAAACCTCCAAAATAATCAGAATTAATTCTTTCTAATTTTTTTAATATTTTTTCTTGTTCTTCAAGAGTTGTATTTTCATCTCCATATTTTTCAATTAAACCATCTATAACTGCCATCCTTTTAGCATCTACACCTTCAGAATCTTCTTTTATTTTCTTAAGAGTTTTTTCTTTGTCTATAATATCTACAATAGCCCTTCCGTGTGAGTCCATTATAGAGTTAAGTTTTTCTTGCTCTGATTGTGCAAAAACTAATCTTGTAACTAACTCTCCTAAAGCAATAATTAAAAGACCTATTCCTGTAGAAGCTATAGCAACTTTCAAAGCTCTAACAGAAGCAGTTAAAGCTATAGTAGCACCTCGTGATATAGTCATAGCAGTTCCTGTACGAGCAATATCTTTAGCAAATAAAACCATTAATGCTCTAGCAGGTTTTAAACCTATAACAAAAGCGGCTATAGTTTTGGTAAAAGTTTTAATTTGTTCTATAACTCTTTTTAATTTTTCTTCATTTTCAGCTAATCTGTTTAAAAAGTTAGCCATTCTATTTAGGGCATTTTTTATAGAATCGCCAAAGTTTTTCATTATAGCAATACTTAAACCCTGAACAGCCGACTTAAACCTTAAAAAAGAACCTTGCAAAGTATCTCCAATCATTTCAGCCATTACTTTACCTTGTCCTGTAGCGTTGTTAAGCTCATCTCTAAAAGACTGTAATCCATCAGCACTCATAAGTAAAGTTTCAAAAGCTGCAGCCTGTCTTAAATCTACAACTTCCATAACATCAGCCATACTACCACCTTCTAGTACAAATTTTTCCATAGCAGGAACTAACTCATCTAAAGAGTGTATAGTGCCACCAAAAGATTGAGAAAGCTCTGAGGTTGGGTCTTGCATTTTAAGTAAAATATTTCTTAAAGATGTACCTGCAATAGAAGCTTCAATACCTGCGTCTGTTAATTTTGCCATCATAGCAGTTGTATCTTCTATAGAAAAACCTGCAGATTTTGCAATCGGAGCAACCTTTGTCATAGATGTTTGGAACTTCTCTATATCTAAAGCAGAACCTGCAAAAGCTACAGCCATAACATCTACGACTCTACTTGTTTCAGAAGCGTCTAAACCAAAACCTCTTACTGCTGCTCCTGCTACAGTTGCACTTCTAGCCAAATCACTTCCTGTTGCAGTTGCTAGGTTTAGAGTAGGTTCTACAGCATTTTGTATTTCTTGTGCAGTAAAACCTAATTTAGAAAAATTTAACATAAGTTCTCCTACTTGTGCTGCAGTAAAGAATGTTGTACGACCTAGTTCTTCTGCTGTTTCTGTTAAGCCTTTAAATTCTGCATCTGTAGCTCCTGAAACTGCATTTACTTTAGCCATAACAAACTCAAATTCAGTAAAAGTTCTAACAAGTTCTCCTACAGTTCTACTAACTGTTCTAAAAGCTCCTACTATAATTCCTAAAGCTGCAGCTCCTTTTACAAACTGCTTTGCCATACTATTTTGTGATTTAGTAACTTTTTTAGTTTCTTTATCACTCATAGACATACGCTTATTCAAACCTCTAAGCTCTTTTGACTTTTCTCTTATAGCTTTAGCATTTTTCTTATAAGCTTCTGCATTTTTATGCGATTGAAACTGACCTGACTTTGACCTTTTTTCTTGTTCTCTTTGTTCTTTACGCAAGTCTTTAAGCTCTTGCTTTAAATCAGCAATTTGCTTTATATTTTTAATCTCAATTTCTATTGCTACCTTTGTATTCCTCGCCATATTATCCTATTGTTAATTGTATTGCTTTACTTTTACCTGTTTGACCTATTTCTAAGTCTATTTGTTTTCTTATATCTTCTTCTATCATTTCATTCAAACCCATTCTTTCTGCTGTGTCAAAAGCTACTTCTATAAAAAAGTACCTTCTAGGAGCTACTTTATCCCCCATAGGTGTAAAGTATTTTGTTTTTAATTCACTTACAATGTGTGATATTGAAGCTTTTTCGTGTCTTTTGTTGTCAAAAACAAAACCTTTGTTTAAAGCCCATTCTTTTATTTCATCATAACTAGCATCTACACCTGTAGACTTACCATCATTAACAAGCCACATATACTCTACGTTATTCATAACGTCCATAACAAGACTGCCACCTTTTTTGTGTATTCTTACAAAAAAACCTTTGCTTAATTTTCCTGTTGCGTTATGCTTTTGAAAGTCAAGCTCCTCTCTCAAAAGGTCAATATACAAACCACCTGCAGTTCTTAAAGCATCTTTTATGATAGTTAATTTTGACATATTTATTTCTTTTTATAAGCTCTATCAGGATTACTAAGTGTTTGGTCATATCTTTGAAAGCTGCTACTAATAGTGTTAAATTTAAAATCATCAGTAGTTGCTTGTGATTCTGTAGATTTGAAAACCATACTCATAGAAACATCAAAATTTCCACAAACTTCATCATCAGTTCTTCTAATTGTTACAATTATAGCGTCATCTGCATCTATTGTTCTTGTGCTGTCATTTACTCTTGCATCAGTTGTACCATCAACTTTGCTAACATAAGAGTTTGCTTTTGACACAAACGTAAAAGATTGACTAAACAATAATGTTATTGCTGTACTAGAGGTAGAATCTACATTTGTAGGCTTTTTCCAAACAGATAAAACAATATTTGCAGTACAACCACTAGCTCCTTGTGGGCTAATAAAACCACTAACACTTTTTAAATAACATTTTTCTGAAACTATCATTTGTGAACGAGCAGACGACCAATTATTATTGTAATTACCACCATCAGAAATTATAGCACCTGCACTAGATTTAAATTGTGGGTGGTGGCTTACATCACTAAAATAATCGTTTAGTGTATTAGCCGAAGAAGGAAATCTAAACCTTACGTTTAAATTTGTTTCTTTATTTTCTACTGCAGTAACTAAATTAAAATCACACATAGTTCCTAAACCTGTATTTAACTTTAGTCCGTTACTTGTAGTGTTTCTTCCTGTTATGTTATATCTTCTTGGCATAATTTAATTTTTAAGCGCTTGGATTAGGGTTGTCAGGTGCAGGGTCATCACTACCACCTCCTCTTGGTGGTTCTACGCCTGTATCATTTATCCATACTCCTGTTGTAGGTACAGCACTACCACTAGAAGGACTCCATTGATGTAATTCAACTTTAGTTAAACCATTTGTATGTGGTTGATAATCAACTATTTTAGATATTCTATAATAAACACCATCTATATAAACCATTCTTCTAAAATCAAGTTGTATTATATCTTTTAGCCTTAAGTCTATATAACAAACTCTAAGTTTTGGTCTAGCTTGTAATCCTTCAATCATAGGCCTGTAATATCTTTCATATAAACCACGACCTACTTGGTCTCCTGATGCTGTATATGTATTAGTAGCAGGGTCGTAATCTTTAGCCCAATAATTACCATAAGAAAGTCCAAACTGATTTGTATAACTATGTCTATCAATAAATGTAGCAGAACAATAAAAAGCATTACTTTCATTAGGTGAATTTGGCGAATATGTACTTTGTGCGTGAGTTGTTACGTCAGCAGTTTGTACTCTTTGATTTTGAAAATTAATAGTTTGTAAATTAGAAAAAGAACCATCTTGCACCCTAAAACCCTGCCATAGTG